ATGATATTTTTTTTATCAACCATCCATTTTCACAGCTGTTTTGCAGCATAGGTAAAAAAAAGATAATAAAATTCTTTTATTTAAAATCAATGAGTTGACTACAAGAAAACAACAACCATAACCATATGTGAATAGGTTTTTTGAGTGAGATAGCGGATCATAAGGCAAGTAAAAAGCATAGGTAGGTGTGAAAATCAAAATCGGCTCATGCGTGAACTTGTTACAACTCGCTATGAATTCTTGTAAAAATCTCTTGATCTTGATTAATTTTCAAGATTTAATGAAATATACAAGATTAGTGATCGTCATGGGAGAGTGGTATGGGTTTAGGAAATATAATTAGTAATTGCATCAACCTCGGCAATGCAATGACGCGTGAAATCGCTGTTCAGCAGTTTGGTGGAGACAGCCCAGAGGCTCGCGCAATCACCCGCCGGTGGAGGATTTCTGAAGCCGCAGAACTGATCGGTGTGTCTGCACAAAATATTAGAGACGCTGAAGATGCCAACCGCTTACCGCCTCCAGATATAGAGACCCGAGGTCGAGTTCCTCAGCGCGCTGGTTACACCATCGAGCAAATGAACAAGATGCGTGAGATATTTGGCACTGAAAGCCATCGCCCTGATGGAACTAATCCTGTTGTGGTTGCTATCACCTCTCATAAAGGCGGTGCGTGGAAATCATCTTCAGCTGTGCACTTAGCTCAATGGGAGGCGCTTCAAGGCCGCCGTGTCCTGTTAATTGATGCCAATGACCCGCAGGGAACAGCATCTCTCTATTGTGGCTATGTCCCAGATTTGGATATACATGGTGACGATACTCTTCTTCCATATTATTTGGGTGAGCGAGACGATGCGCTTTATGCGATAAAGCGAACTTGCTGGCCAAACCTTGATGTTATTCCATCATGCCTTGCGGTTCATCGCATTGAGAGCGAAATGATGCAGCGACATGATGAAGGTTTACTGCCAAACAAGCCGCATCTAATGCTACGTGGCGCTATTGAGTCCGTATGGGACCAATACGATGTGATTGTGATTGATAGCGCGCCCAACCTCGGCATAGGAACCATAAATGTAGTTTGTGCAGCCGACGTGCTAATAGTCCCCACTCCTGCAGAACTTTACGATTATGTATCCGTCTTACAATTTTTCACTATGCTACGTGATGTTTTTTCTTCTCAAGATATAGACATGGATGGATTTGAACCCGATACGCGCTTACTCATTACCCGCTATAGCAATGCCACTGGCAGCCAGTCCGGATGGATGGATGAGAAGATCAGGGCTGCATTTGGTGCAATGGTACTTAAAGAGGTCGTAAGGACTACAGACGAGGTAGGAAAAGGTCAGATTCGCATGCGTACCGTATTCGAACAGGCAGCTAACCAACGCTCTTCACCTACAGCATGGAGAAAAGCCGTTTCCATATGGGATCCCGTCTGTAGGGAGATTCATGATCGTTGTATTAAGCCATTATGGGAGAATGTATAAATGCAAATGCGACGTAAGACACTAACCGAAATTAAGAAAAACCAATTACGGAACGTACCTGACATCGATATGAGTACGCTGCAGGTGTTACCAGATACAAAACGAGAGCCTGCTGCTCCAACCGTTAACGCTCTATTTGACCGCCTTGAAAACCGCGCAGGAAGCAAATTGGTGCTTCCTGTATGTGGGCGAGACGTAACATTCACCCTGAAAGTTATCCCATCAGAGAAAGTGAAGCGCTCAACGATGGTATGGACCGGAAACGAGCGACTGCAGGACCTTTTAACAGAAAAGGCGCTTGATGACCTGATCCCCTCATTTAAGAGCAATGGCCAACAGAATCCAGCGTTCGGGCGATCTATTAATGGCGTAATTGAAGTTGCTGATGGTAGTCGCCGCCGCATGGCCTCAATACTTACGGATAACGACTACCGCGTTCTTGTTGGTGAACTAGATGAACAGCAAATGGCGGCGTTATCATCTATAGGGAATGAATATCGCCCTACAAGTGCATATGAACGCGGCAGGCGATACGAGCGCCGTCTTAATACGGAATTTAACGGAAAGCTGGCTCAGTTAGCTGAAGCTGAAGGGCTAGCCCGAAAAACCGTTTTACGCTGTCTGAATACTGCAAAATTACCATTAGAAATTATATCGCTGTTTTCACACCCTGGGGAGTTATCAGCTCGAACCGGTGAAGCACTGGCAAAGACCTATCAGAATAATAAAGTGGCCATGTTCGCATTTACCGATAGCCTTATTGCTAGACAAAAAAAAGGAGAGGTATTTGAAACCGATGAGTTGATAACTCTACTGAGTGGAGTGACACCGAAACCAGATCGTGAACCTACTAAGGAGCGTAATTTTGGTGATAGTTATCGTATGAAATACAAACCGAATGGGGCTGTAGCTGTCGAACTAAAAAATGCTCCTGAAGAACTACTAAAGAAAATTGAAGACCTACTTGAATCATATATTCCTGATACCTCGCTCGCTGACGAATAGGCAAAAAAAATGGGCTACTGCGAAAGCAGTAGCCCAAATATTTCACTGTTTCCACCTAGGAATAGCCAGACACCTGCCCAAACTTCCCGTTCACAGCATTCTCATAAATCACCGGCCCCCATGTCGTACTATCGTTTGCCGATGCGGTAAACGGATACCACGCATCCCGCACCAGTACCTCACAGTCAATCATCGAGTTATCCGGCGCAGAGTAACGACAATTTTTTACCCTGCTGCCGATCAGTGCCGATTCCAGCATTACCCTCGCCGGTAGTTCAGCCCCGTCAATCCGCATCGCCAACGTCATTGACCTCCCTTTGTTACCTGCCATTACTATTCCCTGCAATCGCCATGTTCCGGACGCAGCTTGCTCCAGATTCTCCAGTGTTACGTCCCCGGTAGGACCATCTTTAAACACACAGCCTGCCGTGAATGAACCACCGCTAAATATAGTCCCGGCCTGACGTGGCTCTGTCTGCGATGATACCTGGTAGTACATCATCGCAATCGAGCCGGGCGCATCCCATGTTTCAGGGATGAAGGGGTGGGAGCCTCCGTCTTCTCCCTTCGGAATGCCGAAGTTTATGGTTTGATCTGGTGCGTTACCGGTAATTTCCACCGTTGCAGCCTCACCCGGCTCCAGCGTCGTCACAGCGCCCACCGTCAGCGTATTGGCCTCGCCAGGCTTACCCGGCTTACCTGCCGGAATACCCATGCTCAGCACCTGATCTGGCGCGTCACCGGTGATGACCACCGTGGCATCCTCCCCTGGCTCCAGCGTCGTCACCGTACCCACCGTCAGCGTGCTGGCCTCGCCAGGCTTACCGGCAGCAACAAACAGCTCCCACGGCGATCCTGGCGGCGCGATACCGGTTATATCCGCTGTGGCACGATATTCGCTGCCATCGTATTCGACCAGATCGTTTTCCTGATATTCCGTTTCCAGCTGGAATGCCCCGCGTGGAATGAGTGCGTATTTTTTCGCTGCCGCAGCTGCCAGCCAGGCGCTTTCCGCCGCTAATTTTGCTTCCAGCAGAATCAGCTGCATTTCCCTCAAAATTTCCGGCGTGACATCATCCGGGTTGAACTCCGCAAGGTACTGATTCAGGGTGCCATCAGGGCTATCCGTATAAACATGAATAATGCCGAGATAGTCCGGTGCATACTGGATTTTGGCGCTAACTGCATACACTCCGGGCAGCACCGGCATTGAGTAGCTGCCATCGCTTGCCGTGACGGCAGCGGCATTTGTGCCGGTGATACTCACTGTAGTGGTTGTCCTGGCTGTCAGCTGGATCAGGACATTGGCCAGCGGTTTTCCGAATGGGTCGTTAAAAATTCCTGAAATTATCGCCATTATTCAAGCTCCATATTTATTGTAAGACCCTTATCGCTGAGGCGAAATTCCAGCCTGCCAATCTTCCAGTCGCCGTCCTCAACACTGCCAAACCCGGACAGAGTGATTTTTCCCTCCGCCGTCATCCCCATCAGTTCCGGGGTGGCGGGCATAGTGAGGCTGACGCCCCGCAGTTTTTTTTGTGCGTGCTTTGCTCCACCTGTTCCGACCTGCTGCGCCGCTTCCAGGCTGGGGAACGGGACGCTAAGATGCGTGACCGGCTCACCACTTCCGATTGTGAGTTGTTTAATCTTTCCGCCATCTGCCATGTCTTTGTAAGCAACGATGTATGATCCGCTGCCTTCGGTGCCGCAATCGGGATGATCGCTGTTGTCGTGGTAGCGCCAGGTATCGCACATATCAGGCGTGATTAGATGGATTGGCAAGGGATGGCCGCTTATCGTGGTTTTTGCATTGCGTGGGGTCAGAACCCAGTAGTCGTGGGTGATTTTACTGACCGCGCCATGACTTTCTGCTATGCGAGTCATCAGGTTCATGTCGCTCTCACCGAGCTGGTCAATGTGGCCAACGGAAACGTTAACCAGCGTCGAGTCTACGCGGGCCGTCAGCCCGTGCGAGGCGGCGACGGTGCTGGCCAGGTCACCGAGGGTTATACCGCTGTTAAACGAGCGGGTTTTCTGTGACTGCAGCGTACTGTGTCCACGTTCGTTTGTTTTTGAAAATGCGCGGGCGACGATCTGGATAGTGCGGGCCTGCGTCCGGCCACCGCCGGACGAACGAGCATCAACGACAAAAGTCCCTTTGTTGGTCAGCGTGCCGCCGAAGCCGAGCGCCAGGCTGATTTTCACGCCTTTTGCGGGCAGCTTCATATCAGGTGAAACCACGGTAAAACTGATTTCATCGCTTTTTTTATTATCACCGCCGTAGTCTTTCAGCGTCAGATCGACAAGATTTTCCCGAACCGTATCGGTGATGTCGGCTCCTTCTACGGACAGGGAAAAATTAGGTTGCTTCGGACTGCTGCCGGTAACGATATAGGCCATAATTCAATCCCACAATGAAACTTCGGTTTTCTTCTCGGATGGCTCCACAACCGGCAGCGTCAGCGTCACGCCCGCAGCGAATACTTCGGAGGTGGTCAGGTCCGCATTGGCGGGGTCGTAAAGGACTTTTTCAAAGGTGTTGTTCACGGTGCCATAGTGGCGGGCGCATATAATGTCTAAGCGGTCCCCGTCTTTGGTTGTATATTGCACGTTTTACCTCACAGTAATTAATGGAAATATCATGCGTTTCTTTATCAACAACAAAGGAAGTTTTGGTGCTTCTGTTTCGGCGGGTAAAAGCGGGAGCGGGTGTTTCAGCCTTATTTTTGGCGCGATTTTTATAATAATTGTTCTTTATTTTTTGATGCGATAAACATCACATTGGTGGGCGCTATTACGGTGATAGCGGATCGGGAATATCGAACGTATCTGAGGGGCTATTAATGCCTCCTGTTAGTGCGGTGAATTTGTCATATAGCTCCTGTGCGCCTGCTTCCGTCGCCCCACCGTTGATGACCACATTGAAGTGATACTGGTTATTGTGCGTATTATTCACACTGGATCCTCCAGGCCTTGAAAATACCGGGATAGTCTCTCCGCTCTGTGATTCCGGCTGAACAGTGTCACCTGAAACCCCTTCGTGCTTTCCTACCCATGCAGTAGCCGCTTCATCCTGGCGTTTTTTAACATATTGCGACCACTCCCCCGTCCCTGTTGCGCCTCCCCAAAATCCGTCCTTCAGCCCTTTTTTGTCCGCTTCGGCCCCTGCTATTTCTAACGCTCTGACCCTCGCAGCCTGCTCGCTGTCCATATCTTCTGGCTTGCGGTCTTCCGGCAGAAGCCAGGAGAGTTTTTGCGCCACGGCCATTGTCACGTCGCCAAACATTTTAACAGCATCAATCGCCCGCTTCGGGCCGCCATCCGTCACCCATTCATTAATAGATTTTGCGATCTGCCCTTTATTTTCCTTGACCCACTCGACTCCCTGCTGCTCCCACGCCTTAAGCTGTGGCCCCAGGGCAGAACCAAGCTCACCGGTGATCCCCTGCATCGCAGTTTCAGCTGATGTCCACAGATTGCTCAAAATTTGGCTGCTTTCCATCGCCCCGCGAGCCTCATCCTCGGAGATATTATTCAGCCGGTCGGCGTTTTTCATGACCTCTTCGTATGATTTGCCGGTGCTGATGATATAGGTCATCAGTTTGTTGGCCTCACCGCCCATCAGCTGATCGGCCAGTGATTCCCCCTGCTGAGCGGACAGCTTGCCGCTGTTCACGCTCGAACTGATCCGCTCCATCACTTTGTCGAACTGCTGCTGCTTTGTACCTTTGAGAGCGTCCTTGCTCGCAATGCCCAGTTGCCACAGCAGGGGGTTGATCGTCTTTTCGTTTCCCGCCTCGCCAAGCTTATTGCTCAGCTCTTCGGTCAGGTCGCCGTAGTTCTCACCGTTCAGGCCCGCCTGCTCCGCAAGAATACTGCCCGCCTTATAGTGCTTAAACGACATACCGTATTGCTTTGCAAGGCGGTATTCTTCGGCTGTTTTGTGATTGAGGGCCACCACGCCGCTAAGTAAACCCGCCCCAGCAGCCCCGATTGCAAGCGGTGCTTTTGCGACGGTTGTCGCCATCGCCGCCAGGCCACTCCGCCCGGAAGCCGTCAGGTTTTCACCACGCTCTCTCCATTTTGCGCGTCCCGCCTCCAGCCGCTGTTGCTGCTGAGCAAGATGCTTTTCACGCTCCTGCTCTTTAGTGAGCCGCTCCATTTCCCGGCGGGCGTTCTCGATGCCGATCCCGACTTTGCGGTAATCTTCAATCAAGAAAGCGGTGCCGGCACGACCGCTTTTGACGCCTTCACGGATTTCCTTTTCCAGCGACTCATGCTTGTTGATCAGCGCCTGAGTAGCACGCTCCATGTGCTTCATCTGCTCGACGGTACTGGACGAACCGGCTTTCATCTGGCGCTGCCAGGCGGTTTGGGTTTTCATTACCGCCGAGGTTTCAGTGCCGATGTGATCAATCCCCGACGACAGCCGGTTAAGCGTGCGGGTCATTGACGGGTCAACGGACGCCCCGAAATTTACCGAGGCGTTATACTGCTGGGATTTGCTTGCCATTCGCTTTTTCACTCTGCGCCAGGGCGCGTTTACTCATCGCCAGGGCACGTTTAAAGTAATGCCGCCAGACGCTCAGCGGCAGATCCAGCTGCTCAGTTAAGCTGAGGTGGCACCAGTAGCGGATGCCGGGCTGGCTGTTGAGAAATCGCTCTTCGAACTCACTTCTTCCTGCGCCGCCTCCAGTGCTTTCCACTTTGCCTCCCGCGATGCGGGGGGCAGTACCAAAAAATCGTTCATGACCCCCACGAGCTGGTTGTAATCCCAGACGGGTAGTAATACCAAATCGTCTTTATCACGATTACAAAGGGTCGATACAAGGCTCATTTCTTTTTCAAGTTCTGACCCCTGGCACTTCTCAAACTGGATTTTTTCTCGCATAAGCGGTTCGCGCAATTCAACGTGGGTAACTTCTTCATCGCCCATTTTGCACGGGCGGGAAAACGTAATGATTTTGGTGGTTGCCGGATAGTTCATGTGTTGCTCCATTGGAAATAAAAGCGGCACTGCTGGGGTGCCGTGATTGGGTTTAGTAAGCTGAAAAAGGGGGTTAATCCATGCCGAGCATGCTGCGCTCTTCGGCCATCGCGTCCACGCCGTTCACAACGCGTTTCAAGTTCAGCGGGTCGATTTCGTAGTACACCTGGCCTTTAATCGTCAGCTTGTAGTAGTTGATGTTCATCGTGACGGAATAGCCCACGGACTCCTGCCCGCTAGGCGCGTGCTCATCCGGCGTCATGGCGCTGATAAGCCCCTCAAATTCATCAATCCATTCCTGCAGCTCGTTAGTGGTCATATCCTTGAATGTGCGGCGAATCTGCGCCCGGACGGTGCGTCCTTTCACAAAGCCAAAAAGGCCCATCACGTCCGTATCCGCGCTGACCTTAAAATCAACCTGCATCGCTTCCATGCCGGTATCGATGGACACCGGCGCATCCATCCAGGTATAACGTACTGCGCCGACGGTGTTCGTCAGTGCGGGCGGCGTGTATGAGAGAAGGCCCGCCACGCGGATAGCGTTCTGCACGTACAGTGCGCCCTTTGAGTAATTCAGACTCGTATTCATGCTTTTTCCTTATCAGGCCGCCAGCGATACCTGGCCGGTGGCTTTGTTGATGCTGTAAGTGAGGATGATTTGCTCCGCCGGTGATTTTGTCGTGATAGCGATATTCACGTACACGATCCCCGCCGCCAATGACTCGTCCGTATTCAGCTCATCATCAAGCCAGGCGCTGCCGCTGATGATGACGCCTGCCGAGACCTGCTGACGGAGATAGCTGTTAATGGAGCCGAGCAAGGAGGTTTTGAGCGATTTACCAATGGGTGCGTCGACATACTCCTTTGTCACCATGATCTGAATAGAATCCTCAATGTTGTCCTGAGTCCGGCGAACAGCTTCAAATCGCTCCTGCGGGTGGTCAGTACACAACCGGTTGCCCCAATGCTTATAGCCGTCGAGCTGAATAATCGTGCTGACGTTCGCCTGGTTGAGCTGGTTGGCCATGCAGGTCGGGTCATTAATCAGATAGCTGTCCGCCTGCTCCAGACCGATGAAGCCGTAGACAGGCTGATTCGATTTTGACCACCAGAATCCCTTCACGCTGTCGATGCGCGCGCGGTGACCGGCTGCGGCGGCGGAATACGGGCGGCTGTGGGTTTTGCCGGTAATATCGCTCGTCACCATAATGCGCGGGCGCAGGATTTCAACACGGCCACCATATTGCTGAGCACGGCGGACCACATCCGCTGGCGTGGCCATCGAAGGCGAGTCCAGATAGGTCACTGCGCGGCACTTGTCGGCCACGCTTTCCAGCGCCTTGCCCACCCCGTCATCGGTGCTCCACTCCGGGGCGATGAGAATACGCGGATTATAGTTGAGGGTGGTTTGCCCCAGCTGCAGCGCCTCAATCCCCTGAATGATGGCCGCGCGCTGTAAATCTTCCGCAAGCGGGATTTCCGGCACGCGCACCACGACTACATAAGCCCCCGTCTGGTTGAGAATGTCGTTCATATCGGCGTACAGCGTACCGAGGTATCCCAATTTTCTGGCCTGGGTGCGGCTGCCGATAATCAGCGATGGCGTGAACAGCGGGAACGGCTCATTTTCGCCGCCGGTGAGCGCCGTTTTTGTGAAGGGCAGCACAATCCCTGTGCCGTCCGTGTCGTCGGGCAGCGCGGCGGTAATGCCCATTTCCTCGCCGTCTGGCTCCAGCTCCGCGACAGCCGCCACGACATCCGCAGCGGTGGCCGTAATAGCGCCATCGGGGTCAGTACCGAGGATAATCGTCAGCAGCCCATCGGCGATAAAGGCGTGCGTTTCAGCACCGCCGGATGAATCCAGCTCGCCAGGCAGCGCCCGCACCTGCAGCTGGTTGCCCGCCTCGCCGGTATCGCTGGCAGAAAAGAGGATCTGATTGTTCAGCAGGGATGAGCCGCTGGTCAGCGTGGCGAGGGTGCCCGGCTCTGCCAGCGGCGCGGTGCCAACGAGGCCGATCACCGACATATTGACGGTCGTGGTCTGTTTCGCTGCTTCATCGACTTCACGCGTAGTAACGCCGTGATTTTGCATAGTGCTCTCCGGTCAAAAGAAAACCCGCCGTAGCGGGTCTGGGTTATCGGGTAGTGGCGTTACAGGCGCTGTCGTGTTTGAGCGCCTTATCATTGCTGCACTGAATGTTTCCCTTGCTCTCGTCGTGCCGGACGTAGGTCAGGATGTTAGAGCATCCCGTGAGTGTTGAGACCAACGCCACGAGGCCCATGATGATTGCCGCTTTTTTCATTTTTTTGCCCTGCATTCGGAGCCATCGGAAACCGTTACATTGCTGCCAAAGCTGTGAATACTGACAACCGGCGGGCATTCGGTGTTTTTACTGTTGCCTTCATAGCTGACTACCGTTGCGGAGCAGCCGCTCAGCAGCAGCGCCAGCAGGGGAATGATGATGATTTTCATAAACCATAAATCTCCGTGTCGAGCGCCAGCCACGTGTCGTTGCCGCACATGCCGTCGACCTGTAGTAGGCTTTTGGCCTGGAAAGTCATGATGGCATTTGTTGTATCACTACCGGCCACGCCGTCCGGGCTGAGTCTGAGCATCAACTGGACTTCGCGCACGTCATCACCTTTGCTTCCCATCTGCACCAGACTGCGGACGATGCCGTCACCGTTCGCAAGATGGAGTGCTTCTTCAAATTCAACGGCGTAAGCGGCAATCGTCTGCGCTTTATCGGTGCCGTTGATAATGCGGCGGGCATTGTAATAATCCGTTGCCGTAGGGGTCAGATAGTCACTGAGCGATTTACCTGTGAACCAACCCTGTGACATGCCGTTGATAGTGACCTGAGCGGCCACCCACGGGACCAGCGCGAGATCGGGATTGTTCACCATGTCGAGGTCAGGCTTCATGGTGTTGAAGTTAATGACGTACTGCTGCGCTTTCTCGTAGTTCACTTTATGAGTCAGCTGAACATCGCCACGACCGTAGTACACCTGCCCGGTTTCTGGATCAGGTTTGCCGTAATCGTATCCGGCCCCGTGTCCGTATTCGGCAATTGGTTGCATGGTTGCAGCTGTTTCGTGGTACACCGTTGCCAGAATGTATGCCAGCCAGCTTACAGGGATGTTTTTACCCAATACGTTGTTATAAATCAGCCACGCGTTCAGGTAGCGATTAACGCCCTCCTTCTGGCTATCGCTAATTTTTCCACTGAACAGCGTGGCATTTACGCGGGTCAGAAAGGCGGCACGGGAAAACCCCCGCTGCTGCGGATGTCGGTATTTACAGTGCATGGATACTCCGGGATTAAAGGAAAGAAGGTGCGGCGGGCCAGGCCGGTTCGGCGGCGGTTAAATCGACATCGCGCAGATCGTCCGCGTACTGCTGCAGCGCCAGCAGGCTATCGGCATCGCCGTCGCGTGGATTGCCAACGGCGGCACTGGACTGAATGGCGAAAGCGAAACCCGCTGCTTTAGTTAATCGGGCAGACAGCCGCTTTTGATTTCGTTGCAGGATGTACGCTGCCAGGAGGTCAGCATCCTGATAAACAGCACCGTCAGCAAAAAGCCAGGTGCCGGTATTCAGCTCAAAGCCTTCAGGGAGCTGGTCTGCAATTTCTGCGACACTCATATTCAGCGGCCAGAGCATTGAGACGGCGTATACGTTGCCGCGCTGCGGCACTGGTTCGGCTACCGCGGCCCGGATAACCCCACCCGCGTCATACATCACCTTTACGGTCTGGTCGCTGAAAAGCCGCTGGCAGGCATACCAGTCAAGACCGTCCTCTGAAATCAGGTAGCGATATCTCCCCCCGGTAGCTTTCAAATCCGCAGCACGCTGCGCTGGGCCGGGTTCATATATGGTGAAGTTTTTGATGTTCTGCAGTTGCTCAGCCTTCAATCGTTTTGTACGTGCCATTCACATTTTCCTGTATCGGTTTGCTGTACCAGTTCAAATCGTCAGCCCCCGAGTGGTCACGATTCAGGCTTGACCAGAACGACCCCTGCCCGGCGTGAATAATTGACGCGTCATTTGGCACGGAAATTTCCGCGCCGAGCTGTACGCCCTGGACGTATTTCGCGTCGCTTTCTGCTTTTGAATATGCGTAATTAATTGTGGCAAGATGAACAACGGTATCTGACTCCGTATGGCGAAAATAAGGTTTGTCTACATTACCCGAGTCAAATCCGATAATTTTTGTGCCATCCTTGATCGGGTAACGGTCATCTGATTCTGTTTTTGTATAAGCATTAATTGACGGTGGCTTATGCACGGAGTCATAGAGCTGCAGCCAGTTTCCCCACGCGTCACCGTAATAGGCGCGACGGTATTGCTGTCCGCCGCTGTACTCCGTATATATTTGCGTAAACCCGGCATCTTTCAGCACCAGTATTGAGCCAGCTTGACTCGACGGATAATGATGCTCGGGTGTAGCATTAGCGTTAATGGGGTTGTAATAAATACCGGGCGTTGTCAGCGTGTTTAAATCGATATCGGCTGTAAGCCCGATTGCCTGTCCGTTGAAAATATCCTGGGACGTAACGTTAATATTTGAACTCAGCGGATGGCCGTTGACTGTCGTTTCCTTTGAAACAGCGCTCAGGTTATCGCGGGCAGCGGTCTGTGCCTCCGCCCCCTGTGCCGCAATCTCTCCCAGCCGTTTATCCTGGCGTAGCCAGAGCGTATCGCCCTGGTCTGGCGTCACAAAGCTGCTGCCGGAGTAGACGAGCGTAACTTCTGCGGTATCTGATACCGCCAGCTCGACTTTTAGATCCATTTCAATAGCCAGGCCGGTAGCCGGATCGGGTTTTATCTGCTCGATGTAATTGCCGACCGCATACAGCGTGCCGTCATCAGTGAACAGGCCAATTTCCCGGACCGTATAGCCGCCAGTATCCGGGGGGATAATACATTCCGCATCAAGTACCGTGCTGTCACTGGCGTTAACAGTCAGCGAGCTGATGGGGCCGCGATAGACCTCATTCACCAGCTCAGTGCTGGCCGGGTCCGGCGTGACCGGTGCGCCGCCGCCGTCACCGGCTGCAAAGTCAGACAGCCTGACCGGGGTGCCGCTGGTTTTTGCTGCCGTCTCCAGCGCCGCACCGGCATCGGTGATAATCATGTAATAGTCAGGCATCACGTCTCCTTGCCTTAAGTCTGGCGTTAATCCGCGTTACCGTGGCTCCGCCGATGTAAATTGTGCCGCTGGCCACCGGGCCGTCGATGTGAATAGTTGAAAGAAAACTGCGCCCGTTTTTCGCATCCATCGCCTGATTGAACGTCTTGCGCATTTCATCGGGCGTTATGCTCTCGCCGCTGATGATGAGACGGAACGTGTAGGGCTGTTTCTTTGGCTCTTCCTGATGCCAGGAAACCAGCTGGATATCCCGCCCTACTGCGGCCAGCGCGCGCTTCATCGCGCCCGGTGTCCCGCGAATTTTATTGACCGCTGCAGCACTTTTCAGCGCGCCGCGCTTTTGCTCTTCGCTCCAGCTTTCTTCCCAGTAAGTCACGCCCATTTCCCACGCCAGCGCGGGAATGACAGAGACGGGGCACAGGTCGAAATTTTTCACGGTGCGAATATCTATCGGCTCGTCGCCAACGTGCGCCATAACCTGCTCCAGCGCGCGTTCCCCCTCCGTTGAGTTAGGAGGTAGCAGGGTTGGATATGCCACTGGAACTCCTTACTACGGTTAGCGTAATGCCGGTGCAATATGCGGCGGCCCCGTTACCGGGGTCGATATTGGCGGTCGGTGAATCCAGCTGCACATCATCCACGCCCGGTTGTTTCAGGGCGCGATAAATACCGGCAATGGAAACCAGCGCACCAATTTTATGCACGCTGTCGGCGTAACGCTGCATGGCACGCTCCGCCGCCTCAACCACCGTGTCGGCGTCCGGCCCGTCTGCGATATACAGAGTGGCGATTACTTCGTAATTAACGATGGTCGGAGCCAGCACGGTCAGATAGTCCGTCAGAGGGATAACATCGTCCGGGCTGAGCGCGTCCTCAACGGTCTGTAAAAGCGCTGCGGACGGCGTGCCGTCACCTTCCCTGCTGAGCACGTAAACATGCACCTCTCCGGGCTGAACAACATCTGTCCATTCCTGCGGGCCATAGGCACGCGCATCCAGCACGGCACCATCGGCGGAGCGCGTGAAATACTCGTAAGCCTGAATGGAGCCAGCCGTGTTACGGGCATACCACGACAGCCGAATCCGCAGCCGGTACGCGTCGTCATCTTCCATGACGGCAGCGGTGGGCGGGATAGTTGTGTCGTCTGCGGGGGTAATGACCAGTCGCGGTACGGCAAAATTGTTTCCCTGCTGGTCAAGGTCAGCACCTTTCGCATAAGCCAGCAATACCGCCAGGATACCGGAATCAAACCGGGCGATATTTATCATTTCCCGGTAAGCCACAATTTCCAGCAGCTTCACCGCCGGGTCACTTTCAAGCAGGGCGTTAAAGGTCGGATCACGCGCCTGCAATTCTGCCAGGAGCTGCGCCTTTAAATCCTTAAACTTCGGCATTTCAACCACTGCCGGGGGCGGCAGCGCGCTGATATCGATGGTATTCACAGGCGAATATTCTCCAGCAAAATGGTGCGTTGGTTTTCCGTATCCGTTGCCCGGACGGTGAGACTGATTTCACCCTCTCCGGCTTTCAGCACGTTGATACTGTTAACGGTAATACGCGGCTCCCAGCGGGCCAGTGCAACGGCAGTGGCCATTACCGCGCGGATGGCTGTAACCTGGTCTGCGGGATTATCAACAAGCCGCTGCAGATTACTCCCGTATCCGGGCAGCATTACGCGGGTGCCCAGCGGCGTGCTCAGAATGTCCTGCACGGACTGGCGGATGTGGTCTGTACCGGATAGCGGCTTGCCGGTGTCGCGGTTCATGCCCTGCATAAGTCACCATAAAAAACCCGACTCACTGGTCGGGTTCTTCCTCTGTCTGCGTTTTCTGCATTTTCTGGTTTGGCGGGTCCGTTACGCCCCCACCGTCACCGTTTTCGTTGTGGTCATGCAGGTCATGAACTTCCCGCACTTGCTTCAATGTCCCGACGCCGTCACTGATGTCTTTAGTAACTTTAAGGCTGCCGTCAATTTCCATGTCACCCTGAAATTTAATGCCACCGGCGGCAATCACGATCACTTTCCCGCCGTCCGGCAGGCTGGTCGTCAGGGTATGCGCCACGGTGTCATAGGTCACCGTCGCGCCGTCGCTGTAGCGCGTGACGTGCTGGCCGGGTTCGGCGGACGGCGGTGACCGGTCATCGGTAAAGCCCGCCGGTATTACCAGTCCACCGGTAGTATTGCCACCGGGACTCAGGACCATCACAGAAGCGCCAACGGCAGGCATCCGCCAGTCGCTGCTGCTGTTATCCGCATTTGCTGACCAGGGAAGCCAGTCGGTCGTATGCTCATCACCGCTCACCGGGTCCGTTCCAAACGTGACCCGGCAGCGCGGTGGGCTTGCCTTAACGCTGTGAATGTTGCCGTAACGGATCATGCGGGCCAGCTGCTGGGCAAGCTTTGCTGTGTCGTAGGTGGCCATCTAGTTCTCGCTGATAAAGGTGGTTATATCGCTGGCCGCCTGGTCTGCCTGGGTTCCTGTCGGCTGGTCAACCTGCGCCGGGTCGGCATCGATGCCGGAGAGGCTGTTGCCGTAATACTGCATCGACAGCGTGACCGCCTGATGCCGAAACTCCCCGGCTCCCCGGAACGCATCAACGCTCTGGTCAATCTGGGTCATGACCCAATAACCCATGACGCGACCGTAGCCGGTGACCAGCATCAGCGGGGTTTTCATGCTGGCCTGGTTGCGAAGCCATTCGACCGGATCGTGATTAGCATCGAGCGCGGTATTGGCCTCCGTAAGAAGGTCTGACATGTCTGTGCTGTCCACAAACTCCGCGTACAGCTCGCAGTCAAATCGGATTGTCGGGGCTTTCTGTCCCGTGTACTGCAACGAATCCCGCCGCCCTATCCGCCCCTGCGTCGCCCAGTTCCAGCTCTCGGAAAACGTCAGCTTGTTGTATGCCATCGTGGAGAGCTGAAAGACAAAATCACCCCACATCAGAAGCGGCGGGAGCCGGGTATTTACAACGGGGCTGTCATAACGGGCACCGGCCTCAATCAGTGAAAGCGCGTCTAAATTCATTGCATAGACTCCAGAATGCTTGCGGGCAGGCTCTGAGCGTTAAACCCAAACTGGCGGCGTATGCCCTGCGCCGGAATGACTTCAAGCAGCGGCTGGACGCCATCAACGGATACGCGGTAATAGCTGACTGAAAGGGTCATTTCCTGCCCTACGCCTGCTTTGTCGTCGCTGTGGCCATCGCTGCGAATGGAGTCGATAAACCCCTCCATTTCGTCATGAATGAGCAAGACACGCTCACGCCAGCGAAATACCCTGTGGACCGTAAGGCGCGCGCGGGCACCCGGCGTGAGGCCCAGAAATAAAAATGCGGTCGGGTCAATGCCCAGCATTTTATAGCGGGCCGTGAGGGGCTTCATTCCCCTGTCCACCGGCACCGGCGCGTCCATCGCACCGGCTTTATACCAGGCCCTGTCGATAGTGATTTCTGGCGGCGTATATTCCACGCTGTCGGACAGCTGAAAATTGTTCAGGTACAGGGCGCAGCCGCGATAAATCGCCATCATTCCTCCTGGCTTTTCGCTATCAGGGTGTAATCGTCTTTATGGGCCTTGCCTGTGTCCGGCGAGATGCCGATCCAGACCTCTGTCAATGGCGGCGCGCCGGACTCGTCGAACGGGTCCATGCCTGCGCCTATGCATTGTTCAGCCGTCACGCTCCAGACGTGGTGAGAAGAAAGAGCCTTTTCATCCTGGAAGAAGCCGCCCGGCTCAGCGGAAATAAAGCGGATCGGACCGGTGCCAGGCCCAAATGTACGACCGTGGATCCAGCCGGTAAAAGCCAGCGCGAGATTGCGCAGCTTGCGGTTGTACTCTTTCGCCGCAAACTCCCGGACAATGTAAAAATTGCACGTAAGCTGGACGGTAAGGTTCCCGCCGAGATTCACATCATCAACTTCTTCCCAGCGTTCAATTTCAAAGAAAATTGCCGGTGTCTCGTAGCCATCTTCTGTTTCATCCCAGATGCCCACGGTTTTAAACATATCCAGCGTGGCCAGCTCTGTCTTTACGGCAGAAAGGTAGTCTTCGAAGTTTATCAGTCCGTTCATTTGCGTTTTCCCGTTCTGGAATCAAAGTGAATATTCGCGGCCACACGAGCGTTCAGCTCTTTTTCGAAATAATTCCAGAAAACAGGCCCGATATTATTGAAGATATGGTCGTCGATACCGTCCTCAATCGACTCGGCAACGGGGATGCGAGCCTCACGTATGCGACCGTCAGGACCGCGTATCCAGACGCTGCGGACGCCGTAGCGTTTACCGATGAACGAGTTCTGAAACTCAGCAGGAGACAGCCCCTGACCTTTGGGAACAAAGGTGACGTTCCCCGCGCGGCGACCACTTTTTTTCTTGTTGTCCCGCGTCGCAGTGACGCCAGACATTTTCCCCTTCAGCTCGCTGACCCGGAACGGGTTAAGCCCGTACCAGATTTTCGCCCCCCGCAGCTTCAGCCCGGAAAGGCTTCTCCCCTCCCTGCTGCCGCTGCGCTCGCGTGAAAAGTCCTTAACCCGTCGCCGGACGGCGGCTTTACTTTTTACGCCAGCCTGCTCGAGCATAAGCTTCACCGAGTCACGATGAAGCTTTTTTACCGTCTGGGTCAGCGCGCGGTTATAAGCCCCGACATACTGGCTCTGCGTCGCATTCAGGGCATGCTTGAGACTTTCCAGCGCTGATACGTTGATATCAAACATCTGGGCATTCGCCATGGTTCCTCCTTTCAGGGCTGCGTAGCGGCTTAGTAAGGGCTGTATTCGCTCTTCTCGCTCGTGGTAACCGGATCAAGGTAAATAACAGAAAGCCCCGCGCCGTCAGGCTGGATTTCACGTACCGAAAACGCAGTCCACTCCGCCCACTCACTGCGGCCATCGGTGTGCTGAATCCTGCTCAGCGGTACGGTAACGGTGTCACGAGACTGGAGACCGGATGATTCAGCGCTGATAGCGGTCAGGGTGATGACCTGCCCCATCACGAAACCACCATCAGGAATATCCGTCCGGGTGTAAGGGTTATCAAATACGGCCAGAATAATGTTATCGACAGGCGCGCCCGGCAGCCTCACCGGACGACCGAATGTCGCAATCATCTGACGGTCGCCGTGGGCCAGATCGTCGTCGTAATTCATGCTTCGTCCGCGTTTTTCTCAGCAACCTGTAGCGCCGCTTCCTCAGCATCCACGGTAATGATTCTTCCTGTGGGCACAATTTCACGCACGCGCTTTACTTCATCGGGACGGCGCTTATTGCCTCCCTTCTTGTAATGCCAGATATCCAGCGTGCGCTTAAGCTGAATGCGGGCCTGTGCGGCTTTTGGCGCTGGTCCATCTGCGTCGGGGCCAGGTAAAGGCGTGGCGGAAGGCTTATCCGCTAATACGGTCTGCTGCAGGCTGACTTCATCATCAATCGTTGGCTCTTGTAGCATTTCCAGCTCTGCCTGAGCCTCGTTAAATCGGGCCTGCAGTACTTCATTGGTGCCTTCCGTGCTCAGCTCGCGGCCCAGCTTGCCGCTTAACTCATTGAGTGCAGCAATCAGATCGGATTTGTTCATTTTTAACCTCGAAAAGAATGGCGGAAAAGACCGCCACGAATGGGAAAAGACGTTATGCCAGCTGCACAACAACGAACGCGTCCGGGTCTGGCAGAATCATCGCCGGTGCCGATTGCGTCATGGTCATGGTGATGCCAGGGTCGCCGGTTATGGTCCATGTTTTCGGGAAGCGTGAGCCTTCTGTTAGTCCTTCACGGATAGCATCTTCGTCCACGATGGCGCCGTAGGTACGCAGGCCTTGAGTCATGGTATTACCGAGAATCATGGTATTTACAGGCAGGAAGCGCGTCTTTTCACCCGTTTCCGGGTCGATATACTGGCCCTTATAAACCGCAATCATCACGTCACCGTAGTAGCCTTTGTAGCTGACTACGTCGCCCAGGTCCTTCAGCGCCGTTTCCAGGCGGCTGTTGGAGCCTCGGCGGGTATCCATCTTGTCGCGGAATCGCTTGAAGCTGTTGAGTGTTTTCCAGCCCGCCCCGTCCAGCACGATAATATCGACGGTCCCGGATGCCTGATCGGCATACATGTCAATATCGTCTGTCGGGTCAAAGGTTTCAGGGTCCTGCGCAGACCATGCCGTTTCGCCAGACTGTATAATGTTGTTCGCCTCACTGCGCCCCAGGTCGATCTCCTCTGTCGGGAAATTGTCGCTGGTCAGCGTGTATTTCCCGTACAGTACAGCCTGTACGGCCTGGTATTCTTCCAGCTGAAGAATGGCCAGCTCTTCGTTCTTCAGATTTTGCGCAATAATCGCGGCACGACGATCCGTCATCGACATCGGCTGAGAAGGGTCCTCGCCCGGACGGCGTTTGATGCTCTGTTTGGGATTAACGGTATGTTTGGATTTTACGTAGCCGGGCTTAATAATTCTGGTCACTGAGCCGCGAGAGTGGTCAACTTTACCGGTCACCATTGGCGCGCAGTAAACCGCCATCGGTACTTCGCCGGGAATTTTATCGAGATAGACTTCTTCCGACTCAAAGGTATGCGTTTCAGGGAAAAACAGCTCCAGAAAAAGCTGCTGGAACTTAAACTTCTGGGTCACGACGCCCAGCAGTTCGCGCATGGTATAGAGTGATGTCGCGTTGGTAGACATAAAAAATTCCTGTAAAAAAACCGCCTCGCGGGCGGTTATGATTAATTCAGTAGCTACACATCAGCCGATGCTGATGGGTGTCCCGGCAAAGGCGGTTTGTTTCTGCTCATCGGTCAGATCGGCTGGCCAGCTAATGGACGTAGCGCGGAATGACCCCTTGTTGTAATAGCTGAACCTCTTCGGCCCGTTAATGCTTACCTCGTCAAAACACGACAGGCCAACCGCTGTGCCGGTCGTGCCATCCCATGCCACAAACTCATTATCTGAAGAGCCTGATGAACCCACCATCACCGGCGTAAGGCGAAGCATTTCTTCCCCTTCAGCCAGTGTACCCACGGTTGAAACAGGTAAATCTGGCCCCAGGATGAAATCATCCTGCTCAAAGTATTCAACTCTGTTCATTACATGCTCCTTAAACTAAACGGTCGACAGCCGCACTCAGAGCACTGATGCGGGTTTCGGTATTTTGATTTTCAGGCTCGCCGCCGCTGATGGCTTCAGGTGACTCCTTTCGCATCAGCGCATCCAGCCCGGTTTCGGTTTTAGCCTGCGCACTGACCGGGGATGACGCCAGCGCTGCTTTTGCCGCCTCCAGCGTCATACCCGGCATTTTTGCCAGCGTCTTCGCCAGCGGTTCACGCCCCTGCGCCTCGTCGCATTCAAGAATGGACATGATGCGGTTCATCTCATCGTTCGCAGTCGCTGCCGAAGCGCTGGCGTCGGGTTGTTTTGCGGTTAAATCCGGTTCAGTGACGATAGCGTCTCCCGGATTTTCAGTTTCTGGCCCCTGGGCCTTTGCTGCATTAGCTGACATACGTACTCCTTTGGGTTTCAGGGCTTCAGCCATTTCAGCAACGGCATCCGCATAATTAACAAGCTGACCGGCAAGGCCCGCCTTGATGGCATCATCGCCCTCATAAATCGCCGCCTCTGTCGCCAGAACGGCCTTTTTCGATAAACCGGTATACGCTGAGACCTTTGATGCAAACATGTCGCGGTTATCATCAACGCGTGCCTGAATATCGGCCTGCACATCCTTCGGCAACGCCTGATAGGGGTTGCAATCGACCTTATGGCTGCCGGAATAAATCAGGGTGATTTCCACGCCCGCATCTTCCAGCGCCTTCTCGACGCTGCGGTGTGCAACCACGACGCCGATCGACCCTACAACGCCCGTCTGGGTAATAAGACGCTCGCTGCAGGCGGAGGCCAGCAGGTAACCTGCTGAGCAGGCAGTGTCGTTGGCCAGCGACCAGATGGGTTTCTGATCGCGCATGCGGGCAATGAGGTCTGAGGTGTCAAACGCACCGGCGACCTCCCCGCCCGGCGAGTCGATATCAAGCAAAACGCCCTTCACGTCCGGGTCGTCCATGGCAGCATTCAGGCGGGCGATGATGCCGTCATACCCTGTAAAGCCGCTCACCGGCTGCATGTACCCGAACTTATGGACCAGCGTGCCGGTGACAGGAAGAACGGCGATGCCGTTTTCGACCCTATAAGACTTAACGCGTCGCCCTCCGCCGTCCTCGCTCCAGCCAATTGCCATCTGCTTCATCTCATCGTCGCTGTAGGCATGGCCGGTCACGCCATCAATGAGCCGGTCAGCGCCAAAGCGCTCGCCAAGTGCAGAAAAGAAAACCCGCGCATAGGCGGGTTCAAGTAGCAGGGGCTGGTTAAGGACTCTGGCGGCCATGTGCTGATAACTAGGCCACTGCATTTTTTCCTCCTGGTTTATCGTCGGTTTGTGAGGGTTCCCTGACAGCCCAGTCGGGGTCGGCGAGACCGAGGTCCCGGCGTCGCTGGATTTCAAATTCCTGCTGCTCAAAGACTTCTTCATAATCTTTCCCCTGCAGGGCAAGTTCATCCTGGTATGTGCTCTGGCCGGTCGTAATCCGCATTGCGCTTTCCTGCGCTTCTTTCAGCCCGTCAATCGCCATGCGGCCAGCACCAATCCAGATTGCATTCGTCCAGGAATTCCTCGCTTCGTAAAAGCTGTAGCGGGCGGAGGACGGCAGCTTGATAACACCGCGAGCAATGGCTTCTTCAAACCAGCATCCGAACATCAAAGATGCCTGCCGCGATGCGATAAAGCGACGACGCCCCATGTAATAACGCCAGCTGATATTTGCGCTGGCGCGAGCACTGGAATAGCTGGTCTGGCTGTAGTCGCGCGAAAGCTCTTCGTAAGACACGCCAGCACCGGCAGCGATATTGCGAATAATGGAGCCTTCCAGCGGCGTAAATCCGTTGTCAGCGCTCTGGGCTGTCTGCAAATCCATTTCGTCACCGTGCATCAGGTGCGGAATTTTTACGCCTCCCAGTTTGATGTTGGCCCCTTCGTAGTATTCCTTGGTGATTTTCATCAAGTTCATGAGAGGATTATTGGGTCCTGTCTGCCCGCCAGCCAGGTATTCAAAGGCTTTTTCACTGTCCAGCGGGGACCTGATGGTCGCGGCATACATCGCCTTAACAATGACCGACTGCAGCTGCGTCTGCTGCAGCGTATCCAGCATCTTCAGGCGCTCCATGATGGAGTAAAACACGTTATCGCCGCGCGTCTGCCCGTCCTCCATGGGTTCAAAGACATGAATAAATGCTGTTCGGCCAGTGCTTAGCCTTGCCGGGATCCTTCGCGCCTTGCCCTCTCCCCAGCTGGGGTAGTTATCATCGACTATCCAATATGCGACGGCGGCACCGTGTTTATCCACTTCAACGCCTGCCCGGCGTTCGTTCGTGTCGGACGCGTTGCCGGGGTTTTTAATGCGTTTTGGGCTGACCATTTTGAAGCGGGTGCGGAACAGAGAACCGGGTGACGTATCCCAGGCGGGCTGCACGCAAACTTCGCCGTTGAATGCGTGGGTCGCCACCCCTTCGCGGATCATCATTGTGAAGGTACGCTTGCGCTCAACATCCAGCATACAATTCGGGTCTTCCGCATATTCAGACCATCCTGCTTCAACATCACGCGACAGGGCGCGCGCCTCTTCCCGGCTGATGCCAAGATGCCGATAGTTAGGCCGATAGCTGAGCTTAAATAAATTGCCAACAATATGGTCTTTGTGCAGCTCCACGATGTTGGTGGCCAGCGGATTATTACGGACCAGATCGTCGGCGCGGGCATTGCCGCGATAAAAGGTCGGCAGCAGCGCGGCGTCAGCGCTTTGCAGGGGTGCGGACCAGTCAAAAAGCTGACCACCGAATCCCACGCCAGCCCCCTGATAACCGGCGTACTGGCGCAGTGGGGTAATACCGTCAGGAGCCAGTAACTCTGTTTTCATACGCGGACTCCTGCTGGCGGCAACCGGCCACGAATCAGCCCAAGCCGGGTTTTAAGATCGAGAATATAAGCCTGCAGTAATCCAATGTTGGCCCCGGAATACTGATAGGTCCGGCTGTTACCGGCTGAGTCACTGCGGGAGAGGGAAACGACAGACTTGCCGATCATCAACTGGTGCAGCGCGGCTTCAGCTTCCAGCAGCTGCAAGCGTAATAATTCGTTCGTATTTACATGCATATCAGCTTCCTAATGCCTTGCCCATATCGGCCATTGATACAATATTTTCTTTCCCCTGCCCTGACATAACCGCCGTTAACATGTCCAGATCAACCTGCAGACGGCTGATGCTGATACGCAATGCCGCCAGCGCATATACCTGGCAGTCGAGCGTTTCATTACGGCGCTTCTGGTTATCCCAGCGATACACCACCTTGCCGTTGGTCAGCTTCGGTATTCTGACTTCCGCTGTGAGCTGCTTCGCTTCAGACTCACCGAACAATTCGTCGTCATCAGGAAAGTGGATAGCCCCGCCGGTGGGGTTATCGGCTGAGGGTTCAATCTTCAGGCGGCTGTAAATAAGCTCTTTGGCCGTATCGGTCCCGATCATCGTCAGGTAAACCTTATGTTTATTCACTGTTTTGGGCATATTGGCGACGGGGCCGCCGTAGACGTTTGCCCCTTTAATAGGGATAACCCACATTTTCCCGAGCTTTATTGAGCGCTGATAGACGATGTGCGGGTCAATACCGCCGGTATCCCATGCCCAACGGCTGACGCCCATCAGGGTTCCATCCCGTCGCTTGTACTGGCGGCGAATAACGCCGTCAACACGCTGAAGCGTCTCCTCTTCGTCGTAGCGGCCCAGCACGATAACCTTGTCAATCAGCCAGCATTCTTCCCCGGCTCCCCACCCCCAGACGTAGCACTCATAGCGCCCACTGGTCTGTGAGTCGATGCCGCCGGTCAGGTACACGGCCCGATCCGGCACCTGCGCGGCGTATTTTTCACGCCTGCGCAGCAGAATTTCATGGTCCAGCTGCTCGCCAGCATCATCAGCCCAGGTTTCCCCAAGCGTGGTATTCCAGAATCCCTTCAGACCATGCGGATCCTTCTGGGCCGCCATGTAGTCCCAGATAATCTGCTCCCAGGTAGTAAACGGGCTGTAGGCTGTCCATATGTGAAAGCTGACCGAGCGAGGGGGATGCGCGGCACTGCCGTCGGCATTCAGCCAGGCCAGTCCGTTTCGCGTACTTAATCCGGTGTTATCGCAAATCCAGATCCCCTCATCCTGGCAAAGCTCAGCCTGGCGGATAACGCAGCCGTTATGCTCGCAGAGGTAGTAGACCGTCGCGGGCTTTCCCGGCTCCCAGCGCATGCCAAACGGCGTATCGTCGTCGCCGAACTTCAGATACTGCTTCTCGCCGCAGTGCGGGCAGGGAACGTGAAAGCGCATCATGTGATCGGATTCGGCTGCCGCCTTCTCTATCTGGCATTCACCCTTAATCTTTGGCGTTGAGCCGCGAATGGATTTGGGCCAGACGGAGCCTTCGATACGCTTATCGCCCAGCTGTGTCGGCGGGCCTTCTTTTTCGATATCCGCATCGAAGGCCGCCAGCTCGTCATACATCACCGCATCCACCGATTTTTCGCGGTAGTTTTTTGCAGCTTTCCCGCCCAGGCACCACAGGCCGATGCCGTGAGAAAAGCGCTTCATCGAGAGCGTGTTGTCACGGTTTTTTTTGCCATACCATGGTGCCAGGCTTTTCAGGGCTGGCACTTCGCGGATGGTCGGCTCCACATGCGACTTCATGAAGTTCTCCGCATCCGCATCCGTTGGCTGGAACATCAGGCAGTTTCGCGTCTTGTGCTCAACGAAGTAAGCCATGATGGCCAGCAGCATTTTTGTGTAGCCCACGCGGGCAGACTTGATGAAATTGACGGTGCGTATTTCATCGTTGCCCATGCTGTTCATGATGGCCGCCTGAAACGGTAGCGTTTCCCAGCGGCCCGTGTTGTAGCTGGATTCTTTCGGGAGGTAATAGTGTTCGTTAGCCCACTCAACGGGAGTCATCGGGATGGGGCGTAATAACCCGACCAGACCCTCCCGGGCGGCCTTAATCATGTTACTGATCTGGGCGGTCGATATATTCATCGAGCATGTCCGGTATTTTTTCGCACGTCCGCACCGCCAGATTCATGGTTTTTGCGACCTGCGTTTTCAGGTAATCAAGCTGGGATTTCTCCATATCGGAGAATCGCCGCTGCATCGCCAGGGGGATGCCGTCGAGAATGGAAGCGATGTCGTTAGCCAGGCGGGATAGCGCGAAAGTGCAAAAGGCGGTATCGACGACCAGCTTTTCATCTTTCAGGTTCTTCAGCCGCTGAGCTGCGGCCTGCTCTTCAGTCAGCGCAATTCTTGCCAGAAGCAGCTTTTTATCGAGGTCTTCATCATCGCCTTCGTCCGATGATTGCTGCTGGCGTTTATTTCTGTCGTGTTCAAGTACGGCCCGCACATCATAAAAAACCTCACGCCCCCGCCGCTCTACTGGCTCAACTCCCCATTTATCAAATGCCTGAACTGATATTCCAATAGAGGCGGCCATATCCCGCTTATTCAGCAGAACTGCCATAAAATCACCTCAGGTTGTTGTATTTTTTTTTGAAGTCCGCGCAGGACAAGGGCTGGAGGCAAACAACTAAACAACAACCAACCTCTGGAAAATTTTCATAAATAGCGGATTTGTGCGCGTCGTCCGCCCGGCAGGCTTCAGGGGTCCAGGAAGGACCCGCTCAAATGAGAATGACTGTCACTTGCGTGCGATGAAAACCAGCCATCTGCGTCAAGTGTGGCCGTGGCCACACCCGAGACAGATGTGGCTTCGCAAAGCGTATTAATAAAGGGGGTTGGGATTTGCAGGCTCGTTCACAGCTCTAACGAGTTCGCTAACACTCAGGCCTTGAACCACTTTGGTGGACTGGAGGTGGATAAAGCCCCTGTCATTAAGATAATCGACAGCTTTGCTCAACATGTGCATATCGGAGTGCTGATCATAAGGTGGCAGTTCCCCGCTATGATTTTCAATATACTCGGCTATATTTTTGGACATTTTAGCCAGATGATTGAAGCACCTGGCATGAGGGTATTGATACGATGTTTCTTGCTTTGCCGCCTGTTCAACATACTCATCCGATGCAGGCGCGGAGCTGCATACACTAAAGGTAAACTTGTCATCTTTTTGTGCGTCAATGCCTATAGTGCTCAGGTGGTTTCTGCTTTCATCTTGACGAGCCACCATTTCTGCTATTCTGGCTGCAAATGCTGCATCTTCAGGAGTTGCTTCATTGTTTTTTATTTCGATGTTGATTTGATTTTTTACGATGTCGAGGGTGCTTTCTACGGTCAACTCATCAAAAGCTTCATTGACTGCTTTAGCCATTTTTTTTGCATGCTCACTTCCTTCTGTGCCGCCATAAATACAGGCTGCATTTTTAACTAAAAGAGCGTGAAGAGTTTCAGCCTTTCGCAATTCGAATTCTTGCTTATCCATTTTCATTCCTTAATTGGTGTAAATAAAAAGTGTGGCCATGGCCACACCTTAGTTATTTATGTAAGCGCCACGCCTCTCGCCGCTCACGCTTCAGTGCGTTATTCCATGGTCTTTCGACTGACAGCCCATCGTCATGGTCAACCAATGAACGGCAGGGGTAGACGATCATGCCGCCCCACGCATCACCAACCGCGTAGTCTGCGGCCTTGCCTTGTTCCCAGCGGCTCAGCACTGCGGGCAGATGCGCCTGCGGCACGCTGTAGCACACGCCGTGGATGAGGCGGGGTAATATGATGTGGTCGGCATGAACCCTGTCGGCTTCAATAAGTTTCGTGGCTATCTGCGGCTGATACTGAGGCGGGCGACCAGTGCCGAGATAGAAGCTAATCAGCTGATCGGGAAACCGCTCAAGCCATTCATGAACCAGACCAGCGAATCCCGCCACCGGTAGCGCATCATCTTCAACCACAACGACTCGTTTATCCTGCTGTACTGCCCACTGCATGGCGCGGCGGTGATTCCAGTTCGCGCCATGGTCGCCCTCATCAATCAGAAGGTGAGCATCAAGCGAATGCGCCAGGGCTTCGGCCTGAGCGCGGCGTTTATGATGCCCGACGACGACAAAGGCTACTTGTGCCGATACCATGCCAGCTCCTTTCCGATGCCATTGGACTTGAATACCGTGTTTACCTGCGGCCCGTGTACAACACGCTCCCCAAATGACTTAGCGACGATGCCAAAAGCGATCATATCGCCAATGGCTGCCGCGCTCTGCTCTGTCTTCCAGAATCGATAGCTTTCGATGCGGTAATAGAGACGAACGATGCCATGAGCAAACGCCATAACATCGTCACGGCTTCCACCCAACAGGCCAGCGTTAAGCATCACATCGTTGAGATGCTGAGCAATGAAGCTCTGATACAGCTTTTCGGGATGGTTTTTTGCCGCCCACGCATCCGCGTAAAGCGTTGGCTCTGAGCCAACATATATTTTCCCCGGCTCCATATCAGCCCACGGCTCGCGCAACATTTCTACGTCTGTCCCGTCTGTACACCAGACGCTGCTGTATTCAGGATGAGCGCGCAGATACTGATAAATATGAAGCCAGCGCCTGAAGTAAATATTCATATTCACATCAGTTGCGCGCGCCAGCTTCGCGCCTGCTGGGGCTTCGCTCAGCTCATCTGCAAGCACGACCGCATCAGCTGCCCTGATTGACTTTGCCCATGGCGACAATAGCGAGGCATCGGCTTTCATCCTCGCCCCGCGTTGTGGGTCCGGTCTACTGGTCAGCAAAGTGGTCAGCACCAGATTTTTACGCGGTCGATAATCGACGTAGCCGGTGTAGCCGCTGTCGCGTCGCTGATTGAACGTACCGGCGTTACGTCTTACCAGACGTACGCGGTCAGGCTGAGGAACAGAACGCTCGACCGCTTCGTGCTCATCCAGCGAGTAAATTAACTTTTCGGAGCCGGTAACGTCGGCAAATGCCCAGCTCGTTAGCCCTGCATTGTGGATGCGCTGCGCCAAATCGCCGTGCTCATACATCCCACGGCCATAGACCGGATCGAACCCGCCGACTTTCTCGATGGCGCTGCGGTGGTAGTACAGCATGACCCCACGCTGCCCTGTGTAGGCCACATGGCGCGAATCACTATGCAGCACAGCCATGTCTTTCAGCTTCTTAGGGCCAGCCAGATCAAGGAATTGATACGCCAGATGCGGTTCTGGTGATTCGATGTATGGCTTGTGCCAATCATCAGCAATCGGAAAGGCATCATCGTCCCACAAAAACAAATGCTCACATCCAGCATCCATAAGCGCCGTAAGGCTTGTGTTTTTAGCTGCAACGATACCCATCGAAGTGCTATGCCGGATAAGCTGCACACTAGCTGGAACGCTTGCCGCTGGCACCGAACCATCATCAATAACAAATATTCGCGCACCTGCTGGGAGATGCTTTAAATGCTGCTCAATGGTTTTCTTTAATACCACGGCTCTGTTATGGGTTGAGATGGCAATGCCGATCCTTCCCGCTGATACACGCGCAGGCGCATACGGGGCACCATCAATAGTGACCTCCATAGAATCTCCAAAACGAGGATTAAAAACACCTTGAATATAATCATTTTTTGATTATACTATCTTTATCGAAACGCACTCAGGACTTAAAAATGAAACTCTTCCACGGCTCATACAGCAACACCGCACCAACTATCAAAATCGGTGCGTTCGCTATGTCAGGTGACAACGTATTTGATGGTCTTTTTGCCAGTGCAGATGCCGATATCGCTGGCTCACACGGTACGTTTGTGCACTCTTACCAGGTCGAGTCTATCGCCGACAGCTCAGATTTAAATGCGCGTATTGATGACGCGATTTCATTCCTACGCGGCGAAATTGAAGCAGATGAAGAGCAGCTGGAAGCCCTGGTAAATGCCCTGGCTGACGATGAGTGCGGCGATACTTTCGCTGATATCCTCATGCCTCGCTCATGCACTGGTGATGCAGGCTGGGAAATGCAGCGTCTACGTGGCCGCGTGGCCGCCCATCTTGGTTTCGATGCCGTAGAGATGGAAGATGAGCATGGCACCAGTTATTTAATCGTTAACCCGAACATTATCGCGGAGTAAGTTATGAGGCTCACTGAATACATCGCGCTTCACTTTGCTGGCAACAAAGCCGAGTTTGCCCGCCACATGAATGTTATTCCGCAGCAAGTAACTAAATGGATTAATGCGGAGTGGATAGTGGTCGGGCACACTCTTTACAGCCCGCGACGTTCTGTGCCGCAAGACAGCGCACAAGAACCTGTCCATGGTCAACGCGCTTAATAATGCACCCCGCAGGATGCATGATAAGGGCACTTATTGAGCGACAGCGCCTTTCGGCAATTCGGTAATCCCGTAGATTGGTTGACCTGGTGCATCAGCTGCTTCGACCATGGAAAGGTCGCTTTCGTCAAACCATTGCGTCATCGCGCGGCCATCGGCTGCTGCATAGTGAACGCGGTACCCGTTTTCTGAGCCGTTGGCGTATTCTGCGCGCGCCTTAACAGCACCAAACTCACCGCTCACGGTAATCTCTACCAACTGGTTTAAACCGAATTTAAAAGACATATAGACTCCATATAAAAGAAAACCCCGCATTTGCGAGGTGATAGTGAAATTAACGACTTCAACCGGTGGTAGTCATTTAACCAAGTCTGCTGCGTACTCCATCAGATACAGCTTTGGGGCCAGCCAGATTTTTAACCACGTCATATCCATTACAGTAATGAAAATGACAAGGGCATACAGGCATATCGCAGCCCCAAAAATAATTGATAACGGGCTTAATTCTCCGTTCTTTTCCCATACTAGGGTTGGCTTAAATCGCGGCTTCCCTTTTTCCCATGAAGAACCTTCATCGCCGATAAATCCATCAGGTTCCCGCTTGAGCATCATCCTGATTATTTTTGCGGCTAATGGGATGGTTGCCATTACGATAAGCATCACAATAAGGCTCTTCGTGAATTTCCATAACAGCAGCTGATGAATCACATCGGGGATTTGTGCCTGACTGAATGACACCGCCGCATCAATACCGTTGCTGGCTTTTTTAAGTAACTCTAATAGGACTTTGTTTGCCTGGTCGTTCATTGATTTTCCTTTGGTTATATGCAGCTCATGCTATGTTGGGCGCTAATGTAAAAGCCTCGGCAAATGCCGAGGCTCTTTTTGTTGTGTGAGTTAAAAGTGTGGCCATGGCCACACTTAGCAAATCTGTTTTATTTCACTTACCGTTTGCAGAAAGCGCTCCTCTTCAATCTCAACACCAATAGCCTGTCTTCCCAGCTTAAGGGCTTCCTTTACCGTTGAGCCGGACCCCATGAAGAAATCGGCTACCACGGCTCCTGGTCGGCTGCTGCTTTCAATTATGTGTCTCATTAAGGGTGCTGGCTTTTCGCATGGATGTTTTCCTGGATAAAACTGAACGGGAGGAAACGTCCATACATCGATATACGGAACATCTGCGGTGACGGTGAAAGGGCGGCGTAGATGTTCGTACTCCGCCTTGAGTTCATCATACTGCTGCCGGACAGACTCATACGTTCTTCTCAGGTTGTCATAGTTCAACTTATGGTAATCATACCCAGCGCCATCAAATGGTGGTGGGCATGCGACACCAAGCTCATGGGCTTTTTTCTGGAACAGGCCATGAAGCTTTTCAAAGTCGTCGCGGATAGGAAGTCGCCACTGAGAAGATGAGAACCAGTGGCTACACATCTGCTTTCCGGTGGTCGCGTTTATCTCTGCAGCCGTAACCCCTAGCTTTTGACGCGCACTGGCGAATAACTCTATCAGTGGGGAAAATTGTTCGCGCTCAAGCTCTGCACATTTTGAAGCATAGCCAGACTGACCTTTTGCATACCCACTGGCCCCGTAGTGCTCAGCAAAAAGAATTCTTTCCGTTGATGGGAAAAACTGCCGCAGTGACTCCTTGTGCTGCCTTTTCCACAGCCCGCTGGGTTTGGCCCATGTGATGCTATTAAGCACATGAAACCTGTCCCGCATGAGCAGCTCAACATCTGCCGCAAGCCGAGAGCCTGAAAACATATACAAGCTTCCGTTAGGTTTTAATACCCGCCAGAACTCGGCCAGAAACTCATCCAGCCATGCAAGGTACTCAGCATCAGATTTCCACTGGTTATCCCATGCCGCCGTTTTCACGCCGAAATAGGGCGGATCCGTTGCTATGAGGTCTATGATGTTATCAGGCAGTGTTTTTATAAATTGCAGTGAATCAGCGCATACCAGGCGCGCGCCTTCAATATCGATTGCTTTTGACATAGATATCGTTGACCTTGCAGGTAAGCCATTCTCGCGGATGTCACGCGGCGAGGCTTAGGGTTCGGCCCTTACTGACGGCGTGGGCTGTTTGTTGGGGGAGGGCATAATCTCTCCCAACACCCAATTTCAGGCGAAAAAAAACCGCCAAAAAGGCGGTTTCTTATGCCGGGTACAGAAAACCCAACTTAGAAAATAGTACATCAAAAACAGGGTTTTCGGTAACTTTTTTTGTTTTTAGGTTTAGTGGGGCCATGGCCCCACTTTTCACGCATGAGAATTTTTGTACTCTTTCGTCAACGAAAACCCGGTGTCGGTGCTTTCAACTATTCTATTTTGCCTCATTTGCTCTAGCATGAAGCTTAGTTCCGGCTCTCTGAGCTGGCAGGACTCTGCTAACTGCCTGATTGTCACATTCGCATGCCCCCTCATGACATATTCAACACTAAGAGCCTGTTCGGTCATTGTTTCGCGCAGTGCTTTAAAATTCATGATCTGCCTCTCTGAAAAACCGCCCGAAGGCGGCACCATAATCAATCCTTAAACTGGTAATCCAGATCCGCGATGGCTGTGTAAAGCTTTGCAAAATCATTCTCAACACTTCCGATAACATTACCGGCAAGGCGGTCAGCAAGGTTTTCGCTGTTGTAGCGGTAGTCTCGTTCCATCTGTTTAATCATCTGCCACATTTCATACATGTTGTTTGAAAGTGTCGCTACGTCTTCTCGTAATTTTTCGTTGCCGTTGTAATTCATATTTTCCTCTAATTTCAGTTTGTTATCTATTGGCTATCTGTTCCAACGAGACAAACTTTAACTCTGACTAAATTTCACATCCACTCATTTTTTCACTTTTTAGTGAATTTTCTCTATTGCGTGAAACTTGCCTTTTTGGTATATTATTTATCACACGGAGGCGCTACTATGTTTGAAGTTATTACTCACCCGGATGCAGTTCCTGAATTAAAGGAATTACCGGACGAGATGCGAGGCCGGATGTTTCGGCTGATTGAAAGGCTAAGGAATGAAGGGAATCAACTTAAAATGCCGCATAGTAAGTCCATAGGCGGCGGGTTGTTTGAGTTGAGGGTAGGGGATAAAAACATATCCAGAACGCTTTACGCGTTCGCCGTTGGTCAAAAAATTTACCTACTCCATACCTTTATAAAGAAAACGCAAAAGACGCCACCTGGCGCGATAGAGACGGCCAGGCGACGCTTGCAGGAGTTAGACAAATGAAAGGTGTATCTTACGAGCAACTAAAAGAAGAGATGCTCAATAGCCCGGAGGCAATCCGGGCATATGAAGACGCTGACAAAGAGCTGGCCATGATCGAGCTGCTATACCAGATGAGGGAGCGCGCAGGGCTATCCAAAACCGATTTGGCTAAAAAGCTGGGCATTAACCCATCTGCTATTTCGCGCCTGGAAGGAAACCCAATGGGGGCGAGTATGAAAACTCTTTCTCGCTATGCTGCGGCATGTAACGCAGCAATAGACATAAAGGCAACCTATCGTTAAAAAAGCCGGGAAGACTCCTTCCCGGTTCAAATTTCCTGGCTAAGCTGGCCCGCATCTTCTAACAATTCACGCGACAAACCGATGACGGTTATAACCTGCTTGGTATGCAGTGACGCTTCTTTTGAACTCATGATGACGTCAAGGCAATTCATAAGAGCATCAATCTGCTGTAGTCGCGCGCCAAGGCGCTCATTTCTATCGGTCGGTGGTTCTAACGAGTTTACCATTTCGTTTACCATATGTTGGTGTGCCTGCAATTTACTGTACAAACATACAGTAAATTCCGCAAATGTAGTAGTCCTTATTTTTATAACCTTATATTTATCACGTGGTTAAAGCACTAATGGTTCAGCCAGTGAACGATACTTGAAAGCCCTACCTGGACCACGCTCTTTGCGCGTCACCAGTCCTTCATCAACTGCTGATTCTAATATCCCGCGCACCGTCCTGGTGTTTAACCCGACATCGAAAGCCAGCATCTTCGTATCTACATATCCATCATTGCCCTGCTTCACCTGGCTTTCGGTTCGTTGCTGCAGGAAGCGTAAAACAGCGGTATTACTATCCATCTCTTTACCCTTCGTGACTTGTCACAGCGAAAAAAATTAATTTCCGCTACGGTCAAAACTTTATGGAGAGAGCCTTGTGGCCATTAGTCACCCAGCACTCGCTATCTCCCGAAAAAACACACTCTGCAACGGGCAATGATTCCCCGCATTTTTTGCAGGTCGTCTTATTCAAATTGGCGATCTGCTTTTCCAGTTTTGCATGGTTGGCCCGAATGAGTAGGCCAACCAGTTCATTTGCGGCATAGGGCTGCCTTCCTGGCCGACGAGCTACGCACAATTTTTGCAGCATGGTTATCTCTTCGTCTTCAAGCATCAGTTGCCTCTGAGGCTTGCCCTCTTCTTTCATGCGAGCGCGTCGCGCTGACTGACGTTCTGCGGCAGTTTTTGCCATCACTTTTCCCCTAACTGAGTGTTGCCTATCTCAAATCAATGGCAAATTGATTTAACAGATCGAATTGATTGTATTGATCGCTAATTTCGATCAATTTTTGCTGGCTGCTGAGGGTTTTGGTGCGTTGTCGAGCATGGCCGTCCAACACATGCGCACTCTATACGCCGCTTGCTGGCATCCGCTCATAGCTCTGTACGCATCCCAATCGGATTGTGTACCGAAAAATGGATCGGGTTCAGACTCAAATCCCGCAATGACCATATCTTCTGTTGGTATGACTGGCACAAGCTGAAATCCATCCGGCACGGTTACGGCCTGTAGTGGTGGCGCTGGCTCATTGCTGGTTTTGCGGTATTCCTGAAGCTCGGCGCGTTCTGCTTCGCTTAGCGGCTGTGGGGCGGTGTAGAGCGGCGTATCTGCCAGGTGCCTTGATGGAATATCAACAACCGCATACATACCTTTGCGCAGGCTCGCTAATTCAATGGGGCTTATGCGGCAAAGAGGTTCTTTACTGGCTTTGCGGTACTCCTGAAGCTCGCGACGTTCGTCATCTGTTAGTGGTAAGGCCGTATAAAGCGCAACTACTCGATACCCGTCTGTACCTTCGTTGATGTTCAGTTCGTCAGCGATGGTCTGGAGCACGCCAATATCACGCGATACGCAAACCTCGCCTAAGTGGGCGCATCCATCTGGCTCGGCGATACCGTACATGAAGTAATTCCGGTCAGCAGCGCGGCGCTGGCGCAGCTCTCTCACCATTGCTTCAAACTCACCGTTGGTGGTATCAAAAAAGCCGCGCAGGGTCGCTATATCGGCAAATTGTTCTAGGCGCTCATCTGGAACGCGTTCGTCTGTTAGAACGTTATTCATCGTCTTTTATCCCATTACGCCACTGGTAATTGTTCCGGTATTCCTGAAGCTCTGTCAGTGCCGAGTGAATTTCCTTAAATTGTTCTACATCATTTTTATCCAGGCCAAACTGAAATGCCGATCGCTTGACAATAATAATCAGTCGCTTTAATTTCTCGTCTGTTAGTTTTTTATTGGTCATTTAATCGAACTCCCGACCTAGATATGAAAGAGAGAGGATTGCTGTAATCGTTTCGAGCTGCGTGCTGGCTATCTCTTTAAGGCGTTCTAAATCGTCCTGCGTGACGATCCTAAATGTCAGCTGCGCAATTCCTGAATACGTGGCGTTCTGGCCCACAACACTCCCGCAGTAGTGGTATCTATTTTCATGCTCCACCGACGATCCCGGCCAAACCATTTTCTTGTTATTGCTCATTCTGTTTAAGCCCCTTGCGGGGCCTCCTGTGTGTCAAAGCTCACTCACGACAACAGCATTAATAACGCCCAACACAGACAGGCAGTCACTTAGAGAGCGGTGAGCCTTTCCTGTGAGTGTCACGCCCTGCTGAACGACTGCGTTTTGCAGGCGCTGGCGTTTTGGTCCGTACTCGTTTGTTTCGCCATACCACATTGAATAGATGTTCTGCGCATCAATGTGCTGGGAATGAACAATTTCAAATTCAATTTCCGCAGTATTATCATCAAGCGCATAAATACCGCTTTGCTCAGTTGTCTGCGCTATCAGTCGGGAATCAAAATTAGAGTTCCACGCCAGATAAGTACGGTTCCATAATATTTTCATCAGAGCTGGATACACATCTGCCCACACTGGCGCGTCAGCAACCATCTCATTCGTAATATTGTTAATGGCTGTTATTTCTGCGGGAATCGGCTTTGAGGGGCGAACAAGTGTATCAAGCAGCGCATTGCCACCCATATCAATCACCGATATTTCGATAATTTCCGCATCGGGGCCGAGACCGGTTGTCTCAGTATCCAGGATGACAAAGTTGCCGCGCATCCAGTTGTCCATTAACCCTGCCAGTAATTTTTTATTCACTCTTAACTCCACATTTTATTTTGAAAATCTCGTGACGGTTTCGGCGCGTTCGCCATTACAGGCAAATCAACAAAAACAATATGCGTACTTGTTGAGGATTCATCCTTGTCGAAGGCCTCTGTAACAATCACCATCTTCCCCTGTTCGCGGTAGCGTCTTGCCAGCTGCTCCGCTTCGTGCTTTGTCATCGGGCCTTGCTTGAGCATGTCTCTATTCATTATTCCTCCAGTGTGGCCATGGCCACACTTTCATGGATTTCGCTGTATCTTCTGAGCCAGATTTTTTCGATGTGCTTATCGCCAGGCCGGTTCGACATATACCACTCTGTTATCACTGACTGCTTATTCCAGTCTGGATATGTCATATAGCCGCAGGTCGGGCACCAGATCAGATATTCGTTACGCTCAGCCGAGTATTTGAATACTGGATCTGCTGGCTGTCGGTGCATTAACTGTTTGCACAGGCATGCGGGCACTTCGGCTCCAATGGCTTGTGGCTTCGTCATTGTGCTTCTCCGCCGTCATAAGCATGGCAAGCTCATCAATGCTGAGGCAGCATTGCTTCATAATTTCCCAGCGCTTCTTGTGGTGCTTTCGCCATGATCTGACAGACAAGCTGAGAAGAGAGCTGATAGTGTTATCTTCTTCGTATTCGTCGAATGGGGTTTCTGGAAATAGAAATTTAATTCGTGTTTCCTGGATGCAGCGGAAGGTGAGGCTGCGCATTATTTTGAGGGAGTTCTGGTTCATTTTTTTGAACCCATCGGACTTATGACGGGTCATAAATGCATCCCAAAGTGCGTTGCAGATGTTGACCTGGCAGCCGTAATTCAGCTTGTTACCGTAGCAAAACAGTAACCAGCTCAATTCCCCAACATCCAGTTTTAGAATAGCCCTGCGCCATCTGGAGGTCTGATAATCGGTTTCCGTAATCAGCGTGGAGGACTGTTTAAACTTCTTCCCCTCACGATACGTCACAACGTCTGCAGGTGTAGTGAATGTATAGCCATCAATTTCTACCGTTTTCACAGCCGGTTCCTGATATCGCCCGGAGCTACCCATTCGCATTTGCTCCAGCTGCACGGCAAGGATACCAGCCTGGCAAAAGCTGGTATCTGCGAGCGCCAGTTTCACCATCGCCCTGATTTTATCCTGTGACATGATCGCCCTCCCGGAGCTGCTTCATCTCTTTTGCCAACCGCTGCAGGGTAAATTCACTCTTCAGCTCGTATCCGGTCCTGACTTCAATGTCGCTCTGTCGTAGAACAGGAATCTGGTCGGCCTGCATCCACTGATAAACAGCCTGCACAGAAACGTTCAGGCCTTTCGCGGCCTTATCCGGTGTTCCAAAGTGGCTGATTAGCTGATTTATTTTCATCAAAGTATAATAAAACTGTGTCTGGATTAAAGCCAGCTTAAACTTAAAAAATATTATAGCTGGCTTTAAAATGATCGCGTATCATAGAAGAATGAAAACAAGAGGCGAAAGACTACGAGCACGGCGGCTGGAGCTGGGCCTGACACTCAGAGAAGTATCTGATTACGTCGATATCAGCATTCCAGGTGTGCAAAACCTTGAACGGACAAACAGTGATGGCACAAGTGTTATGCCATCGCTGCTCATTGGCGCTGCCCTGGCAAAGTGCTACAAAAAATCGGTTGAATGGATTTTGACTGGTGAAGATATCGATCCGCGTGTTCCCGTCACCGGAACGACGAATACAGGGCCGCAAAAGCGTGATGAAGGTAAGGATTTTGATAAATACTTGCCGTTGTCTTGTATACACCGCGACACTGGTTCAGTTTATGCTTTGACTATCAGCAGCCTGGTCAGTGAAAACGCAGGATATCAGGTAGGAGACTACTTGCTTCTTGACTCAGCTATGGAGCCGATAAGCGGTGAAGATGTGCTGGTCATGAGGGTGGGCGGGGATATTGCAGTGCTTCGTCTGTCACGTATCGATGAAGATGGCAGGTTTTACTTTGATTTCCCTGGCCAACCGCGTGTTATCATTGAAAAAAATGAGATTGAGTTTTTGCACCAAATCATCGGCACGATCAAAAGTTTTGCCGTGGAGAGAAGCGAGAAACTATAAAGAAGCACAAATAAATTATCGGTGACTTTAATTTTTGGGCTGACTGCTTTAACCTGTATGTATGATCGGGTTGGATCAAGTCAGCAGTCACCAGAAAAAGGTCGTAAAAAAACCCGGTTTGGCGACCGGGTTTTTGAACAGGATAAGCGCCACAATGAAACAGACACATACCCCCGCAAGTGGTTGTGCAATCATTGTGGCCGTTCCTGCGGACTTTTTCAACCCCTGAAAAAGCAAAATTCGCAAGGATAGGTCAAAATGAACCTACAGCAATTCTATGCGGCACACTTCAATAGTGATCCGTTTACACTACTCGACGCAGCGCATGCAGAGCTGGCAGAACTTGCCGCCATGGCAGGTATTGACTGGTCAGCATGTGCCAATGACATTCAACTCAACCCGCGCGGTGGAGTTGAGAAGTTCAGCAAGTACGCAAATCACACCCCTAAAGCGCTTGAAAAGGGGCTGAAAGGGCGCGTTGAAGTTTATTCCCGTCGCGAGTCTACCGATGATGGCCTGCAGTACCCCTTCATAAACTTCGTCCGTAAAGGCACCGATGCCGGTACATGGAGCGGCTTCCAGTTCCTTCTAAATGAATATCGTCATGCAAAAAGACAGGATGGTATTTCCGTTCCTGTTAGCCAGGCTGAAGCCGAACGCATTTCCAGGCAAGCAGCTGCGCGCGTTCATCGCGAAGAATTAGCCCTGAGTCAAAAATTCAAGGCAAGTCAGATCCGTGAAGAAGCGCTGCTCGGCTGGCTGGCATTCAGCCAGGCATTTGCTACCGCACCACGCGAAGATGGCTCATGGCCATACGCAATCCGTAAAGGAATACGTGACGTATTTGCTGATTGTGATGTTCGCCGTGTGACAAGTCACGACCAGCTAAAGTGGGGCCGTGGCCCCACTCAATATATGGCCATACCATTGGCACATCTGGATGGCCGCCAGGACGGCAGGATTGTTGGCTGGCAGCGTGTTGATGTTAAGGGCGAAAAATTCCAGACTAATGCCGTCGATAGCGGTGATTTCGTTGGGGCTTGCTGTGTTATAGGTAATTTAGACGGTGCATCTTATGTCGGCACTGCAGAAGGTTTTGCTACCGGCGCGTCCGCCTGGTTGGCATCACAAACTAACAAAAACCCGGACAAACGCTTTGATGCAGTGGTTGTCGCAGTGTCGGCGGCCAACATGATCCCCGTTATTGAGCAGCTCACTGACCTTTGTCCTTCTGCAAAACTGACCGCCATTCTGGACAACGACAGGGAAAAGGAGTCGAAAGGGAAAGGGAACACCGGCCTGCGCACCGGCTTTGACATAAAAGCCAGATTCCCGCAGGTAAAATGCGTTTACCCGATATTTGAGGACGACCCGTCTCTTAAGTGCAGTGACTTTAACGACCTTTACGCCCTGCGTGGACCGGTAGAAACTGCGCGCCAGCTTGATAAAAGTGTCCTACAGTGTGGACAAAATGCCCTCTCTTTAGCCCTGCGACGCTTAAAAACCGTGCCATACGAAAACGGCGGCTCATTTGCAAAAGTGCTTTGTAAGGCGATAAACGTTGGCATGCTGTCCTGCCCCGCGCAGATCAGCCCCAAAAACCTGAAACACATGTTTTGCGAGGCGCTGCGGGATATGGGGCTGGAACGCCTCTACAAATCGACGGTCGTTGACCATATCAACCGCTGCTGGTTCAGAAAATGCCGCGTGGCGCAGTCATCCCGCTCGTTCAGTGAGCGCATCACTAACCCGTTAAACCGACCGTCACACATCAACTACAGGCAGTTTGATACGACCGAGGTCAATGATGAGGTACGTCAGTATATAAACAGCCTCAACGGTCCGGTAATCATGCGGTCGGGGATGGGTTCAGGAAAAACAAAAAACGCACTGCGTCCGATGATGCTGGAGGCAACAAGGGGGATTCTGATCGCCCACCGACGCTCCCTTATTGGCGGGATGCATGAAACCGTAACGAAGGGGCTGGGCGCTAAAGCTGATGTGCTGCATTACCAGGATGAAGGATACGCATCACAGGCTGCCTACGCGCAAAAGCTGACCATCTGCGTTAACTCAATCATCAAACCTTGCTGGCAGCCGCTGATGCGGAACCATGATTTCATTGGGCTGGATGAGGCCACCCAGGGTATCCGTGCCATTCTTTCAGGTAAGGCAATGGGAAACCCTGTCGCCGTATTTAATACGCTCATCGATGCGATGGCCAGAACAGAGAAAACCGCCATTATGGTGGATGCCGACGCTAACGACCTGCTTATCGATTTTGCAGAGCTGGTCATGAAGCGCCGTGAGGAGCTGGGCCTACCGGTGTGGCCTCAGATTCATGTAATAGATCTACCTGTTAACGTCAAAAACCGTGAAACCAAAGCGCCTATCCGGGTGTTGTATACGGACAGTGCCCGCATCGTTACCGAAGTGAGCAAAGCCGTTAAACGCGGTGAAAAAATCCTGCTAGCCACTGACAACTCCGCTTTATCGGATGTGGTAGCTGCCAACCTGAGATCGGACTTCCCGGACAAGAAATTTTTGCTGGTTAATGCAGATACCAGCGAAGAAGCAGATGTTATCGAATTTACCGAAAAACCAAAGAAGACCGTGCTGAAATATGACGGCCTGATATACAGCCCGTCCATATCTTCCGGTGTGTCATTTGAAAAGAAACACTTCGATCGTCACTTTGGCGTGTTTTGTGGTGAGGTTGTCCCGAGTGACGCCATTCAGATGCTTCGCCGCGACAGGACGGCGACGGAGTTTATTGTCGGCTTTGACAGGATGCGCGGCAGGCGCGAAACCGATCCTCAGAAAATAAAACGAGGTTACGCTCTGGCCGCGCTGGAAACCGCGCTGAAGAATGGGGAACTGACGGACGTAGTGCTGGAAAAAGACTATATCCACTGCGGTGTTGCCAATACCGATTTCATGGAAATGAAACTTAAGGCCACGGCTATGGAAGCTGTCGCCCGTAATGATTACGCAAACAACATGATTTGTATCATGTACAGCGACGGCTATGTCATTGAGCAAATGGCAGAAAATGAAGACGCCAGCGCAGCCGGGAAGGCACTCACAAAAGAAGCGAAAGAGATAATCTGGCAGGAAGCGCTGGAGCGTCACATGTGTGTAGAGACGCCGCATGAAGCCGAACGCGAAAAACTACTCAACAAGCGCGCGCTGTCGCTGGATGAGCAGGCGCAGCTGCATCGCTGGGATATCGAAAACGAACTAAAAACCCCGGTAACCGAAGCATCACTGAAATTCTATCTCGACGGCGGGCTGTCAAAAGTCCGCGCGATGGAAACGGTGCTGCTTGATGAAATGACGGCGCGCCGCCTCGACCGTGAGGAAGCCCTGGTTAACTTCGGGTACGCGTTTAAAACGGAAACCGGACAGTGGCATAACTTTACTACCTCTGCACTGACCCGCGAGGAAGCCGACGCTGTATTTAACGAGCGCTACCCTGGAATAAAGCCGCTGAAGGTAAAAGAGACGCCACGTGTTGAAATGGCCATGCGCCATTACTACGGCCTGAAATCCAGATTGCTGAAAAAGTATCTGCAGGACTGCGGCATTGACCCCGAAACGCTGATCGGCGAAGCGACACCACAGCAGCAGAAGCTGGCCCGCGACAACTTGTTTAAACCGGAAATGCTGGATTTGCTCAACGTCCTGCGCATCGGCGGCTACACGCAGGAAAAATCAGTGCCTAAGCAGCCCGCTACGGTACTGAAAAGCATTTGTGCGTCTCTGGGGCTAACGACCGAAACGCGTCGCGCCCACGACAGCGACAAGCGCCCTACGCTGAGATATATCGAGCCGGAGTCCGCTGAATTTATCCGGGAGATACTGGAGAAACGCAAAGAGGCTGGGCTGGCATTGCAGGCTCGCAAGGTTGAAAACACTGCTGTTGAAACGGATCGCGATTTGGATCTTAGTATATATACAGATGGAAAATCGCGATCCACGGATCTGGACGTTTCAACCTCCCCGGAATCAGCTATATCAGAGGCTCTGGCGGCTCTCCCGGTCGATATACCAGAAGAGTGGGCAGAGACGGTGCTGCCAGCAGACGCTATGACAGGTATGAGGAAATGGGCAGTCAGTGATATAGCCCGAACACTGGCCTCGTTGTATCTCACCGAGTGTATGCACCGGCTATCAGCCATTGAATTCAGGCTCCTCGCGGCGTTTGCAAGCAAGGATACAGATGACCGGTTCACACTAAAAACGGGCCAGAACGGACCGATAGAGGCTTTGTATGGATGACAATCTGAAAGTATTTAACATTCGTTGGGCTGAGTTGGTGGATTTTACTCTCACCATTGATATCAGTATCTGGACAGCAGATAAGCTACACGAATATCTGGCGGCAAGAGGCCTTTCTGAACGAGTGAGATCGGATAGCTCAGGAATGCTTTATTTTCTTCCGTCGCAACTCATACCAGTCTTTTTAGAGCTTATCTGGGAAGACCTGGTTTCAGCTCTGATGTCAGCTGGGGAGAATCCCATTCAGGACGCAATAAATAGGTTAAATGCGATTGATTACCTCCCGCGTTTTGATGGTTCAGAGGGGTTAAAAATATCGGATGTAGAGACATACTCACCTGATGAAGAGTTCCTGAGCATCACCGAACTGGAAAATTAAAGGCCAGGCGCTATCAAATTGATCAGAACTTGGAAGCTGTTTTACCGGGAAATTTGGGATATTGGGGGGAGGAAGAATGTCGACTACTGAATTTTTGAACAAGCTGGATTACGAACAGCTGAAGTACTGTCGCGAGCAGTGCAATAACCGCATCCGGGCTATTGAAGCCGAAGATAAAAAAATGGCTTGGGCAGTTACTGATGGCGGTATTAACTACGGATGGTTCCGAACAGAGGACTATCTGAAGGCAGTCGAATGCTTGGCTGTTACGGCTGCAGAGCGGTGGGACGAATCGGATAAGGAAGACCCTTCTGGGCGGGGTTGGCTTGACCTTTCAATCCGTGGAAGCCGTTTGCCTGCATCCGAGTACGAGGCGTTATTTTCTGATGGGCAGTGGGGATAAACCATGATTTATCGACGTGGATGGGTGCCGGTTCTGTTCCGTAGCGAACTGGAGGAGAAGCTCAAAGAGCAAGGCTTCGAGAATTGGGAAAAAATCTCGCGCTTCCTTTGTGAAGGGGATGCAAAAGCCTATAAGGATTACGAACTCAGCCAGGAGCAGTTTGCTTATCAGGTCGTCAATAACACTGAGTGGATGGCCAGACGTGATGCAACTTTTTGGCAGCGCCTCAATCGGTTGTGGTTCGTGCCGTTGTATTTGTTGACTATACCGTTCCAGTGGCTCATCCGTGGCCGCATGGGATTTGAGTCAACGTCTAAGGTTGGTGCGCTTATTAGCCGTTTGACGGGACTTAAATAATCTGCATTGCCAAAATTGATCAGATGCTGATCAGTCAGTACCTATGGCGATAGAAACATCTATGCGTGTGACTTGTCACAGCGTAAAATTTAAGACGTAACGTGTTGACGTATTGAGTGTTCGGGAGTTATTGTTACGCCGCTACAGACAAAATCTGTAGTCGGGCGTAGGAACCCGGATTAAACGAAGCGCACAACACGCGGCGGCGTGTTTTTTTGTGTGTATTGTCTGCGCATACCCAATTTATGGTGGCTCAGGCGGGGCAGCCGTTAGGCTGGCCGGTTTCTTCGTTTACCGGTATTCCTACCCCCGTTTGGGCTACCACCATTCAAGAGTGTAGGAACTCAGGTGGTAGCACCGTTAATCAAACGGAGTGCGTACCATGTATACATTCAAATTCGCGGCAGTATGCCGTACCGATAAGAAAACCCACATTCATCACCTGTCAGCTATCGCCGCTACTGAAAGCGAAGCCCGCAAGCAATACGCCAGTAAGTTCGTCCTGTTCTTCTCAGCCCGCCTTCCAGCGGTAGGTGGTGCAGCATGAACGAAGTGAAACTGAACGAGCGCGGGCTTCTGGAGCTGATGGAAAGCGCTGTGTGCCGTGCTGATGCCTTGGTTTGCTCTACCCGCCTAAATATCGAATCTACAGCCTATACGCTATACATGGCTGAAATGGGCTATACCCTGGACACCGCGCGGTATTTGCTGGCTGAAGCTATGCAGTACCATGCCGAGCTGAAAAAGCTCGTTAATAAGGAGGCCGAACAGTGAATAATGTAGGCGTTTTTTCTTTTCAGGACGGCCAGCAAGTTCGTGCAATCATGATCAGTGGTGAGCCATGGTTTGTTGCTAAAGACGTATGCGATGCACTCGGCCTGAGAAACTCACGCAAAGCAATTGGGATGCTTGATGATGATGAAAAGGGTGTAACTTCAAGTTACACCCCTGGCGGTATGCAGGCAGTTAACGTCATCAACGAATCCGGCCTCTACACCCTGATCCTCCGCTGTCGCGATGCGGTTACGCCAGGCACTGTCTCCTACCGTTTTCGCAAGTGGGTAACAGGCGAAGTTTTGCCTTCCATCCGCAAAAATGGAATCTATGCCATGCCAACCGTTAGCAAGCCAAAAGGTGAGCCGCTAACCTGGCAGGATGATAACGCGCTAACGGGGGTAGTAGGACTCATAGCGTCCGGCTTTAAGTATCAGCTACGCTGGAGAACAGCTATCTGGAGAGCATTACGTAAAGCCTGCGGAAACCCATCGCCAGCGCCGATAACCGTCGAAGATATGCCTGCAATCTTGCTTGAACTGCGGCGTATTATTTCCATCGTTGAAATGATGAAGGGAAATATCGACGAGTACGAAAATGCCGTACTGCACAAGGCGATCAGGCGTGGCGGCAATTTGGTACCCAAAACATGGACCAACGGCGATGAACTCAATACAAATAAGGATCTGCCCGCATACCTTGAGTTGGCGTTGAAGGCGCTGGAGCGCTTTGAATCGCGGGTAGGGATAGAAAAGTGTGGCCATGGCCACACTTGAGGCTTCAGCACTTTGCAAGTACCACACGAGCTTTGAGCAATGATGAAAAAGGGTGTGCATTGAATGCACACCCTTGGTGGCCAACAGGATTTCACCATCATCAACGAAAAGGGTACGTATTCAATACGGACCCTTTAGGAATTATTGAGAACCCAATGAAGGCAACCAAAAACTTAGAAATAGTTGTTCCACGCAGCCTTCATAGCAGCCAGAGTATTATCGGCCTTACCACGCCAGAAGTAGTTTTTACCTTGCAGCGAAAACTCAACCACCCAAAACCCTTCCTTATCGCGCTTTGGTGTTTTGAATCTGGGTAGTTCTTTCTGTTCTGCTGGCTCACTCTCCGTGTATTCAGGCTCATCAAGTGCCGACTCATCCTCTTCATATTCCTCATCCTGAGCTTCAACATCATCTTCATCCTTACCCAAAGAAAGGACAACAGGGGAAGCCTGGGCATCAGCGCTTTTTAGCCAGCCGTTTTCTCCAACAGCCTGTCCCAATGCATCTGAAGCAAAATCAAGGTATCGCCGTACCAGGGTCGGATTGAAACCTATTTTTCGAAGGGTATTAGTATTAATAACTACGTTCCCGCCTTCCTCAACAAGCTGTTTCACCGCATTATGAATGCGCACACCGGCATCGCCTTTAGCAAACTCAGGCATATGGTCGTCGAGCGCTTGCAGGGCTGCTAAGCGCTTATTTTCAACACCAGTGTTTGGCCTCCAGCTGCGAGTGAAATTATGTAGTTTAAATTGCTTGTAGTGCAGCTGTGTATTTTCGTCGTCATGCCCTAAAATTTCCGCAAAAAACACATCTTCATCGACATTCTTCCAGCGCGGATCGTATTTGAACCACGCTTCGTATGCGATACGGGCATAAATGGCGCGAGAATCTTTAAATGTTCTTCGATCATCGTTAAAGAACTCTTTCGCAAATTTATTAAAACAGCTTCCAAGTATTGAGGCTATGCGTACATTTGCAGCCCGATAGCTCTCATCATTAAGTAGCTCCCTGATTTCATCAAAATCAGCTGCCGCTGGGCAGCTACGTAACTCCTGCAGACGTTGAGCAAACATCTTTGCATCACAGAGGGTATAAATTTTCCTGCCATTGTCCTCTCCGGTACGCTTTTTAGCTTGCCCATGGAAAATCACTTCATAACGCCCTACGATCTCGAAGCTACCCTGCACCATAACTTCAATCATTCGACGCCCAGAGACCGCTGCAAGAGCGAATGCTAAAGGGGCCATATCTTGCCGCTGATTAATAAATTGAGGGTTGAACGGGGCATAAATGATGTCGGTTATCCGCTGCATATAGGTCGGATAGTCCAATAATATTGTATTGCGTTTCTTCTCTCCGAGTACGTTATCCCACTGAGTCTGAATAGAGGCGCGTTCTGAGGCGCTGAGCTGCAAGTGATACAGTATTTCGTGATTTATACGTAACTTATTTAAGTCCTCAAGGAGCCTACTACCTTGTTGAAAAACCTGATGTGTTTCTCGCTCCGCTCCCTTCCAGTCATCACTGGCCAATGCCGTTAAATTGGCAGACCAATCAGGATACTTTGAGGCTAATTTCTCTAACTTTTTCTTTGATGCAGGCCCGCTCTTAACATCAGACAATGCTTCCGCAAGTGACATAATCATGCGTAACTTGTTCTGCAGCTGGTTGAACCGCTGACGGATAGCTGCAGCAGGTAATAACTTCCAGCTCTCAAGTTCTCCTGCAAACGCAGGGTAGCGCCCCGCCAAACGTTCTACACTGACGTGAAAGTGATGATGAAGTCTGTCGTCAAACTGCTTTCTTATTCTGGTTACATATGCGTTGTAAGTATTTAAAGTTATTCGCTTTTCTATCCCTTTCCCGGAATATTTTCTTTTATCTAAAAAGAGTTCATTTTTAACTTTTGATGCCGCTGCTTTGTACTTTCTGGTTTTATCTCCTTGAGGAATACTTGATACTTCTATCTCATC